CGTGCAATTTGTTCGCAGCACACGCTCATACTCAAGCCGCTGGTGTAATCCAAAATCAGACGCGCATACAAAAAGTGCGCCAGTATCCAGCGGTACCACCTTTTGAGCAATAGGTGGCCGCGTATCAGGTACCGGCTTTTTGCCGGGGTAGCGGGCGCATTGAAATCATTCGCGAACTGATCGAATGTGCACAAGGGATATATAGATGAAACTGATTGATCGAAAAACTGGCGAAATAGTCGAACGTTATTTTGATGTCGATGAATTGCAATCGCAACTGGATAGCGGTGCAACGTTGAGCGAAATTGAAATGGAGTTTTATAGTTGCTACGTGTTGCAGTGTTGGATTGAATCGCGCGATGCACTCGTTGAAGCAAAAGCCGCCGAAAGCGCATGGCGTGAATTGTTGGTATGGGTACATGGCATGACTGATCGAATAGGCTCGCTTGCGTTGCAATATGCAAACGGAATTGATGTAACAATCAAGCGCGAGCCCAACTACACACTTGACGATAAAGGCGAATTGCTTACCGATACACTAAACAAAATTTATGAAGATTATCCAGCTATAGAGGATTTACTAAGCTGGTCGCCATCGGTTAAACCTGGCGTTTATAAAAAATTACCAGAACCTATCCAGCGCCAACTTGACGACGTGATAACAGTCAAGCCAGCGGCTGCGAAAGTTGAAATTGGAGGCGAAGCGATATGAAATCTAAAAACCGTCATCTGTGCAAAGGCGGGCCTTTTGATGGTGAGAGTATGTATTACGCAGCAAAAGATTATACGTTGTTTTTTCAAATCGGTAAATTTAAAGGCCGATATGTTTACGATATAGACAACAATACTTTTTGCTGGCAACCAATGGATAGGGCACCGCGATGAGAGCCAGTGACTTGAAACCCGCTTCGACGTTTGCGCAACAGTTTGGTGTAAAGTGTTTGGCATATGGGCCGCCTGGTTCCGGTAAAACTCCGCTGTGTAATACTGCACCACGCCCTATACTGTTGACGGTTGAACCTGGCATGCTGTCAATGCGGGGCAGCACGATACCAACCTGGCAGGCGCACACCTGGCCGCGCATTGTTGAGTTTTTCGACTGGTTTTTAAAAAGCCCCGAAGCGAAAAACTACGATACGCTTTGCATCGATAGCGTTAGTCAAATGGCGGAAATACATTTAGAACTAATGCTAACGAAGCACGCGCACGGTTTAAAAGCTTATGGTGAAATGGCAGAAGCAATAAACGAAAAACTAAATAGCCTTTTCTTTTTGCGTGAAAAACATATTTATCTGATCGCAAAAATGGCGGATAATGGGCAACGTAAAACGCCCTATTTCCCCGGTAAAGAATTGAACGTAAAAATCCCGCATATGTATGACGAAGTTTTATACATTGGTTTGGCGCGAGTGCCCGGCGTTGCAGGTGAAGTCAAAGCGATTAGAACAAAAGAATTGAGCGATGTGTTAGCGCGCGATCGTTCGGGCAAATTAGATGAATTGGAATACCCCGACTTGGCGGCATTGTTTACCAAAGCGATGTCATAAAGCAGCAACGTTGCGAGCTGTAATCGCAACAAAAACAAAACTTTTGCAAAAGGTTTATTTTATGTCAGATCAATTATTCACCCCCTTCAACCCGCTTGAACATGACCCCTCGCAAGGTGTTGGCCAGTTGCCTGTTGGTCGCCATCTTGTTATCGTCGAATCCGCCAGTGTTGAAGAAAACAGCAGTGGTACTGGCGGCTTAGTCAAATTTATTTTGGCTACGCAAGAAGGCGGCAAGCAAGTTTACCGTTTGAATCTTTTTCACTCTGATGAAAAGACTGTACAGATCGCGCAAAAACAATTGTCTGCGCTTTGTCATGTCATGAACGTTTTTCAACTTGGTAGCGACGGCAAACAATTGTCCGCGCTTTACAACATCCCGTTTGCGGTTGATATTCGCCAGCAGAAAAACGATGAGCGCTATACCGAAGTCGCGCGCGTGCTGACTGCTGCAGGTGAAGAACCTGGACGACCTGGTGTTGTCGCCGCTGCACCAGCCCCGGCCCCTCAAGCGCAAGCGGCTGCGCCTGCGCAAGCGTCAGGGTTTGGTCAAGCCAAGGCGCCAGCCAATAGCAATTGGGCTAACAAGGGCGCGACAGTTGCCACACAACAAGCTGCGGCACCAGCACCAGCAGGCGCCCCAAACTGGGCAAAATAACTTCTGCAACCTTGGCGGCTTCGGCCGCCTTTTTTATTTGAGTTTTAAAAATGTCAATATTAGACGACACTGCAAAACGCATTGAACTAACGGCACAGCTGAAGCGCGACATTGACGCGGCTTGCGTGCAATTATATGCAGACGGATTTCGTACGCGGCTTGGTGCTGGCGTTATGGGTGAAGAATGCGACCGCTTTTTGTGGTATGGGTTTCGCTGGGCGTTTGTAGACAAAGCCGAAAGCGATGGACGTATGCAGCGGCTTTTCAATCGCGGCTATATTGAAGAAGCCAGAATGTTAGATTGGTTAAGAGCTGCTGGGTTTGATGTATATACGCAAATGCCACAAATTTTGCACTGGCACCCGGAAAGTGATTCTTATTTTTGGGAATATGAATTTATCGAAGGGGATGGGTTAGTCGAAGATGTAACAGGTTATGAACATCACCACGATTTAGCGGAACAATACGGCGCGCAAAAATTAGAACCAAAAGCGTATCACGTCGAAGATTGCGATGGGCATTTCGGGGGCGGCTTGGACGCGGTTGTATATTTTCCTGCACATTATGGCATTGATGACCCTGCTATTGCCGAAGCCAAAACAAATAGCACAGGGCGAGGCTTTAATGATTTGTTAGACCATGGCTGTCGCAATGCAAAATGGAAACACTTTGTGCAGCAATCTATTTATGGCTACAAAATGGAAATTAAATATTCCGTTTACGTAAACACCAATAAAAACGACGACGATATACATGTTGAAATTGTGCCACTTGATTTAGAATTAGGCGCCAACATGATTGAACGCGCCCGCAAAATTATTTTCAGCGACGCACCGCCACCGCGCTTGTCTGAAAATCCAACCTTTCACAAATGCAAAGCATGCTCCGCTGTTGGTGTATGCCATCGCAAACACGCTGTTGCAAAAAACTGTCGCAGTTGTGATCGGGCCATCCCGATTGCGGAGGGGGCTTGGTTCTGCCGTGAATGGAATGCAGTAATTCCAAAAGCTGCAATACCTGACGCTTGTCATAAATGGGTGCCGATAGTGTGATCCAGCCCCGCGATTATCAAATAGAATGCGTTGATGCTGCATTTGATTACCTGGCCACGAATGCCGGCAACCCGTTGCTGGCTTTGCCCACAGGTACTGGCAAATCGTTAGTTATTGCAATGATAATTAAACGCGCCTTTTCAATGTTGCAGGGCGTTCGCGTTTTAATGCTGACGCATATTGAAACGTTGATAAGCCAAAATGCGGAAAGGCTTTTAGAGCTATGGCCTACCGCACCTGTGGGCATATACTGCGCAGGTTTGAAACAGCGTTGCACAATAAACCCGATTGTGTATGGTAGCGTTGCTAGTGTTAAAAATTGCGTCCATGAATTTGGCAAACGTAATATTATTATTATCGATGAAGCGCATTTATTATCGCCGAATGATGCATCAATGTATCAGTATGTCATTGCAGAATTGCGAAAAATAAATCCTTTTTTGGTGGTCATTGGTTTGACCGCCACCAAGTATAGGCTGCGGCAAGGTTTGCTCACGGCTGGTGGATTGTTTAATGATATTGCTTATGATCTAACAGATATACCTGGCTTTTCGCGCTTAGTGAATGCTGGCTTTATGTGCCCATTAATCGGGCGCCCAATGGAAACACAATTTGATTTATCAGAAGTTGCAATTGTTGGTGACGAGTATGTAGAAAATCAATTGCAAAAAGCCGTTGACAAATACGAAGTAACTTACAAAGCGATAAAAGAGACACTTGAATGGTCTGCTGATCGCAAATCCTGGTTAGCGTTCGGGGCTGGCGTTGAGCATTCCGAACATATCGCCACAATGTTCCAGTCCTTCGGTGTTGATATGCTGGCGCTGCATTCAAAGTTACCCAAAAAAGAACAGCGGGCGCGTTACGCTGCATTTAAAGCCGGCGAGATTCGCGGGCTAACGTCGGCAAATATGTTAACGACAGGCATAGACCATGCGCCAATAGATTTAATAATTGATTTGCAACCTACACTTTCACCAAACAAACACGTTCAAAAATACGGGCGCGGGACCAGACCATTTGAAACAAAACCAAATTGCTTGGTTTTGGATTTTGCGCGGAACACGTCGAACAATGGCCCAATTAATAACCCGCGCATTCCCGAACCGCCAAGCGGCAAGAAAAAGAAAAGCACACCACCTATACGCATTTGCCCTGAAGATAAAAAGGACGCAAGCGGTAAGCGCGGCTGCGGCTTTTATAATCATGCGCGGGCAGTATTGTGTGAAGTCTGCGGGTTTGAATTTCCAACCGAAGTTAATTTGCAAACTAACGCATACACTGGCCCGGTAATGCTTACCGACAGCGACGCCACAGAACAAACACTACCGGAATATGTTTGGCATGAAGTCAATCAAATTTTTTATCAACGATACGAAAAACGGGGTTCCCCGCCAAGCATGAAAGTTACCTACGCATGCGGCCTTCGATCCTTCAACGAATGGCTAGGCTTTGAACAGTCTGGTATTATATTGCACAAAGCCCGCGAGTGGTGGCGCCAGCGAACTGCACTACCTGTACCACTAACAACAGCAGACGCGATGAAAAACTTTAGCGCGTTTCGAGTGCCTACAAAAATTAAAGTTTGGGTAAACAAAAAATATCCCGAGATAATTGATTATGAATACTGATAAAAACATCACTGTTGTCAAGCATCAGCAAACACTGATAGCGTGCAATATATGGCGCTGCTGTTTGAATTGTTTAAATTGGGATAGACCTGGCGAGCAATGCTTTTTGGCAAAAGCAAAACCTCCTGCACATATAATCGTTAACGGGTGCGAGTCGCACGAATTCGACATTCCTTTTTGAGCAAACACCATGGCCAAAAAATTAGCAAAACAAGCCACCGCAAACCCGTCTTATTATTCATTGCTTAATGCTGTATCAATTGCAGCGAGCATGCAAAATAAAGATGGTCTTGAATATGAACGATATTGCATCATTAAAGATGGCTGGCTGCTGGCGTCTAATGCCGCTGGCGTATCTGTGGGCATACCATTGAAAGGCATCGACATCGAAACGGTTCCTAACACCGATCAATTGTTGAAAGCGTTAAGCGTTGAATCTGATTTCACAATGTCTATTGAGCGTAATCACTTACACATAAGAGCAAGCAAGTTTAAAGCTAAAGTAAATTGCTTGGCCCTAGACGATATATTTGAGCCCGTGCCGGATTTTGGGGATCAAACAAATTCGTTTACTGATAACATTGGGGCACGTTTTAAAACTGCATTAAAGTTGGCGTATGAGTTTGCAGCAGGAGTTAATGAGTTTGCAGGCGTTCAGCTTGCTGACGGCTTGGCGTGCGCTACTGATAGAAAAAGTGCTATACAAATTTATCATGGCGTTGATACGCCGCCACTATTATTGCCAGCTGAATTTTGCAAACAAGTTTCAAAATTGCCTTTTAATTTAAGCTCAATAAGCTGGTCAGACAAAAGCGCAACGTTACATTATGGCAACGGTGTATGGTTTAAAACCTCATTGCTTCGCGGTTCGCTTCCTGATATAAATAAAGTTTTGCCTTTCGATGACTGCGATAACGAACTACCGAAAAACTTCTTTGCCGCCATTGCTGCAATAAAACCTTTTAGCGAATCAAATAGAATTTACTTTCGCGGCGATTCTATTTGTACTGATGAAAGCGGCGATTGCAACTATGAATTAGAAACATTCGAAACAGGCTGTTTTAACGCGGAGTATTTGGAGCGGCTTAAAGGTGTGGCTGATACGTACTATATTGACGATGATGGCAGAATGCTTTATTTTTTCGGCGATAAATTGCGCGGTGCAATTGCTGGATATAAAACCTAATGAATTACACAAGTTTGCCCACAGGTGCCTATGTTCTCCTTGATGTTGAGTGCAACCCTAATTATTTTTTATGTGGCTTTCTTGATTATGCCACTCGCGTCAAATGGTCAGTTGAAATTAGCCAAGACACTACTTTGGACGGGGCTTGCCTTCTATTTTGCCTTTATCATTTTTGTACTGTTGGGTTTAATTCCAATAGTTATGACATTCCAATGGTATGCGCCGCATTAGCTGGTTTTGATTGCGAACAATTAAAAGATGTAAGCAGCGCAATCGTGCAAGAAAATTTAGGGCATAGCGAACTAGAAGAACGCTTCGGTTTCAAAATACCAAAATTAAACCATATTGATATGATAGAAGTTGCGCCGTTGCAAGCGTCGCTAAAGTTATACGGCGCTCGCATGCATTCCGCCACCATTCAGGATTTGCCTTATCCGCATGATAAATATTTGACAAGGGTGGAAGGGGGAAACGTAAAAGAATACAACGGCAACGATTTGGAATTAAGCCACGATCTGTTTGCAGAATTGTATGATGTTATACAATTGCGCATTGAAATGAGTAACACGTATAAAGTTGATCTGCGCAGTAGGTCGGATGCTCAAATGGCAGAATCAGTAATCGGTGCGGAGTTAGAGCGCAAATTACAGCGGCGCCCCGGTAAGCTGCGCCTGCCGCCTGATTATCATGCCAGTTTCAGGGCGCCGCCTGGTCTGTCATTTCGCGCCACCCATTTAAACACACTACTCGACAAGCTCACAGCTACCGGCTATGCACTCGGCGCGGATGGCTCGCCGCTGATACCTGCGGCAATTGCTGGCCAGCTTACATCCATTGGCGCCGCCCTGTACCGCGTAGGGATAGGCGGCCTGCACTCATGCGAGAAAGGGCAGGGGATCGCCGCCGCGCCTGGCTGGCGGCTTACTGACATCGACGTCGCCAGCTTTTACCCGCGCATAATCATTAATCAAAGGCTGTTCCCTGCGCACCTTGGCCCGGAATTCTTGCGCGTTTATGAAACGATAGTTGAAAAACGATTAGCGGCAAAACACAGTAAACAAATGATAGTCGCCGAAGCTTTGAAGATTGTTATAAACGGCAGCTTTGGTAAGTTTGGTTCAATGTATTCTATTTTTTACTCACCTGATTTGTTATTGCAAGTAACAATAAGCGGGCAATTGTATTTATTAATGCTAATTGAAATGATAGAAGGCGCAGGGCTTCGCGTTGTTTCTGCTAACACTGACGGCATAGTTATACATTATCAAGAAAACCAAAGCCAAACATTAAAACAATTGGTGGTGGATTGGGAACAGCAAACAGGACTACAAACCGAAGAAACGGAATACAGTGCAATCTATTCGCGCGACGTAAATAATTATATAGCGTTTAAACCAGATGGCGGAGTAAAAACAAAAGGCGCGTACTTTATACCAAAAAAATTAGAGCGGCTTAAAAAGAACCCTGAAAACCAAATATGTATTGAAGCAGCAATTGCACATATTAAAAGTGGCGCACCTGTGGTTGATTTCATAACCTCATGTAATGATATGCATAAGTTTGTAGCGGTGCGCAAAGTTGCCGGCGGCGCTGTTGATGAGGAACAAAACTATATAGGTAAAACTGTTCGCTATTACCACGCGCGCGGTAAGTATCAGCCTTTAAGGTATCAAACCAATAATCGCAAAGTTGGCGATAGCGAAGGGGCAAAAGAATTAATGCGGTTTGGCGCGTTTCCTGACGATATTAATTATCGTTGGTATATAAACAGGACGCGCCAAATACTTGATGAAATAGGATTCACACCGAAACCTAAAGCATTAAGCTTTTTTTAATACAGCCGAAACCATTGTGGTGTTGTATCGTATTGCAAGATAAACGCGGCGCCAGTACCCGCAGGTAACGTCGTTGGCGCATTGTTGATTGTGTAACTTGTTCCACCGTCACACGTCAACGCTGTTATTGTTTCGGTTGTGGCAAAACGGAATTCTTGCCCGTCAATGATAGCCTGGGGGAACACGATAGTTCCTGCTGCTAATGTGCCAGCTGGATCAATAATTAGCGTGCGGGTACCTGGATCAGGTTCAAGCATAAAGCCTGTGGTTGGCACCGCCACCATATATGACTGGTCCGCTACAGGGCCGGCTGTTACCAATTCGTCCAGCACAGCGACGCCGCCTGATATTGCAACATCACTTGCGTCTTGCGTAGCCATCGTGCCCAGATCGGCATTTGTTGGCAGCTCACCGGCGCCGGCACCGACGTTATATGTGGATGCTTCGCCAAGTGCTGCAATAGCTGCGGCTAATTCCGCATCAGTCGCGTAAGTGCTGGCGGGTTCTGTAGCCATCGTGCCCAAGCCCAAATTTGTGCGGGCTGTTGCAGCATCATCCAAATCCGATAAATTATTCGCAATTTCCAAATATGGTAGCGCGCCAACTAACGCGACGTTACCGCTAACAGCGCCCGCATCACGCTCACCAGCATTGCCCACAGGTTCATCGCGCCAGTCCCGCGTCAAGCTGCCACTGGTGGCGGTAATGCGGTATCTGCCGGCTGCAACATAAAACCGAAAAAAGCCGGAAGCGTCAGCCAAAAATGGATTTGCAATTGCCGCACTTAACGCACGATCTGAAAATAAAGAAGCGTTCGCCGTGGTAACTTCGTCGCGCACCAAAATGGAAGCGTTAGGCAAAACGTTGCCTTGCTCATCCTGTGCCGTTGCTTGGAATACACCGCTCATAGTTCCGCCTCAATATTCGATTATGATCAGACCGCTTGACCCACTGCCACCGTCATCGGTTCCAGCTGTGCCGCCAGCGCCGCCAGCGCCGACAACTACGTTTACAGTCTGGCCTGGTGTAACTTCGACATTGGCTACGTAGGCTGTGGCTCCGCTGCCGCCACCTTCGCCGAATTCGGTGTCCCCGTCAAACTCGCCAGTATTAGCATCATATCCACCACCACCACCGCCACCATGCCCCGGCGCATTACCGCCGCGACTTTTACCCCCGGCGCTGAATTGGGATGATCCTCCCGAATTTTCGCTAACCCGCGCGCCACCTGCTGCGCCGTTAATACTCAAGCCATTAAAAAATGGGATGTTGGTCGTACCTGCGGCTGGCAAACCCAAACCACCACCACCACCACCTTCGGCTGTATACGTCGTCGCGCCTACTGTTATTGTAGTATCCCCGCCACTCGTGCCGTTACCTGATGCTGCTGATTCACCGCCACCGCCACCACCTTGTAACGTCAAGTGCAATCTGTTTACACCATCAGGCACGACAAACGAATCAGCACCCGGCGCCGATATATAAATTTTACGCGGCACGAAATTACCAGCATTAATTGGCGGTACATCTGGATGATTTTGTGCAACACTAATTGCATCATCCCGAAGGCGATACATTAACGATGTCGTCACAGGCTGACCTGGTGCTAGTTCAACATCGCTTATCCCTATATAGTCTGCCATTTTAAAACCTCATTAAACAAGCAAGTAAGCCGGGTCGCCGTTTGGCATATGCCCGTCATTATCCGAAATAAAACAACCATTCAGCCGTTGGGCTTCGCTGGCTAATACATAAGTTGGCCAATCGTTCGGCGTTATAAATGCGCTACGCTGACGCAATCCAAAAAACGTTGATATGTAATTAATTCGTGTTCCTTCGTCGCTTTCTTCGGCGCTTATAACCTGCATTAGCGTTGGCACTTCTACGCCATAAATATCAATAAGCTGGCGCGTTGTCAATTCTACTACATCGCCTGTCCATACATCGCCATCTTTTGCGTGCAGTGAAAAAGATAAATTGCTTGGTGTATATGCGACGCGCTGCAATATTCGGGTAGCGGTTGTGACGACAGTACCCACACCACCTTGGGGAATCCATCGCGAGTATATCGCTTTCATGCGGGGCCGGCTTTCTGTTTCATAATCAGCCTGTGCCTGGCTCGCTGTTATAACCCGCCACCGCGTAAAATTTGAGCCTTCATTATCGTCTGCGATCCAGCTACGTTTGCCATAATAAAACCAAATTTGATCGTACCGCTGTTCTGGTAAATCTTTACGCGCAACGCTGCCGCTAACAATATTCGCATTTTCATTTAACTGTGTTTGTGTGTCTAGTTCAGGATCAACAGGACGCACAGCCCGCAATGGTATCAACTGGCTGCGTTCATCAAACCAAATGTTGCAACTGAACTGTTCTAATAATTCGCCGATTAATTGCGTTGCTGATATTGGTTTTGTTAGCAAGGTTTCGCCGTATGCGCTTGCCAACCATTTTGAAGCTTCAACATTCCACTGGCCGCCGTAATCTATATAAGCAGGTGGCACACCAGCTAACACCAAAATAAAATATAAAATAACATCAACGCGACCGCTCAACCAAAGGCATTGTTGAACGCTTTCTTCGGCGGCATGTTCTGCTGCAACGGTTCCATATTGCGCGCGGCTAACAGCAAACAAATCACCGACACGAATAAACGTCATTACTTCGTCCTCAATTCGAAGAATTCCGTTAGCTTCGTATGTATCGCCGTTGCTTATTTCAATAAGTGTTTGACTCGCTGTTATGTCATCAACTAATTGCCCTATCGTAACCTGTGGGAATTTAAAATCCTTTATTGGTGATAAAGCGTCCTTTGCCGTAATGCTCACAGTTCCGTTAGATGCCAAATCAATTTTTTCTAAAAGAAAATAACGTATTTTTTGTGGCAATATTCCGCGCAAATCATTGTCAATGACCCTGACTTCAAAGCCTTCATAGTACGGATTACGCGCAATAAACTTTAACCAAAAAGTACTTTGCTCAATTGCATTGTAAGTGCGTTCACTCCAATAAGGGTCAAGCCCGCGATCATGGTGTGGATGATCTGAAAACGAAAGTTTGATGCTCGCGCGTCTACCCAATGGCCCTTGATCAACAGAAGCAGCAGCAATGTTTAACGTTGCTGGTAATGAGGACGCAGATAACAATGATGGTATGCCGCTATCTGCGCCTGCAAATTGGAAGGCGTTTTCGTTTTGGCTGCAAAATGTTATAGGTTTGTCAGTAGCAATTAGGTTTGGGCGATCCTGACAAGTAGCAGCGGTATTAAAACATTTCTGTTCACCGGTTGTGCCCACAGTTGCGGTGCATGGCGCCACACCATAGACGTTAGCGCACGAGCGCGTAACAATAACAACTTGTTGGAATGGCTCGTGCAAGCTCATTCTAAAATACCTTCTAGTGAAAAATCCACGCTCATATAATCGCGACTGCCCTGGTTAACTGG